GCTTCCTTCACTGTCATTACCACTCCCTCTAATTCCCCACACTCAATACAAACTCTTTCATCACCTGCCGTGGACCATTCGGCCATAATCTGTAATTCTTCAACCCCCAATCGTTCGTAGGCATCTAACTGGCCTTCGGCATGAGAACGGATAATTTCCGTTCTGGCTATTACATTAGCTCTGGTTTTAGTCATCTTGGTAACATTTATCCGTAAATTACGGGCAATTACTCTTGCCCCCCTTCCTTGTACTAAACCTTCCGCTAATATTCTTGACATCTGCTGGTCCATAGCAGCAGTAACGCCTTCCAATTCGTTGAAGGACCTGGTATATAATAATTCTATTTTCCGTGCGGCCTCAGGACTGCTGAAGGCTGTCCTTAAAAATTCGGCTTGTCCCCCTTCAAAAAGAGTCGGATGAGCAGCTAATTCTGTCGCCCTCAAATCTGTATAGGCTCTTAATACCGCTTTCTTGTAAGCAGATTCAATATAAGGAGCAGTCCAAGGCTTGCCACTTATACCCCCTACCGGGGCCAATATATTAGCATCTACTTGTTGTTTAAGCCATTTGCGGTAAGCTGCTACTTTTTGAGCATTAGTTTTAAAACGCCATATTTGCCTTTCTTGTAAAATAAGAAGTGGAGTGGGGTCTTCTAAACCCAAAGCATCCTCATCTACGATGAGTGTTTGAATAGCTCGACTTAATTTCTTAAAACGCCGAGTCATATCCGCTACAAACTGCCTGCGGAGCAGGGTAGTGCGGGTTGGGTCTATTCTTAATTGGTTAGGCATTAACTCTTCCGACCAGTACCTTTACCCCTTCCACCGCCTTTGCCAAAACCCGGACCACTTTTCGTTCCGGCTCCTGTATTTTAAGCCATAATAAACTTCCTTTCTAAAAATGTAATAATTGGATAACCAAATTCCTTATTAAAGTTATTCCTCTACAATTTCTTCTTCTGGTTCTTCTGGCTCCTCAGGTTCTTCCTCTTCTTCTCCTTCATGTTCTTTGATATAAGCCAAAGCAGCTTTCTCAATAGCTTCTGCTTCATCCTGAGTAAACCCAAGTACCATAGTAAGATATTCCCTCGGGGAAATCAAACTATCTGCTCCACCAGTAACATATTTGACTATGGCTTCCGTTAAAATTTTAGCCACATTAGCCTTATCCTCATCCGTTGGAGCATTTAAATCAGGCCAATCAACAGTATATTCTTTAGGTTCGGGTAATATACCCAGAATTATTAATCTATCTATAAAGGGCCTGATAACAAATGGGGTAACGTAATTCTCTTGACGTTGACTTAATCTCTTATTCCATGTGGTTATATCTTGAGCAGAAGCCAATTTAGCCTCTTCAGTACCTAAAAAGATGCGATAAGGAATGCCCAAACTAATGGCTATATTCCTCATATTAGTTTCCACATGGTCTTTAGGACTGGCCACTTGTGGCCCTAAACTTTTAACTGTCATGCCTGTCGTAGCAAGATACCTTTGCATTCCTGCCATATACTTTTCCATCTGGTCTTTTAAACTATCCAAATCCAAAGCCTCATCTCCCGGTTCCGGTTGTGTCTCAAAACTCAATCCAGGAAAACCCCCCTTCCAAAACATTTCCCCACTGCCGCCTAATATTTTTCTAATATCAAGCAACCGGTTATAAATCAATTCCATCCTTGGGGTACCAAATACTTCACTCATCTCCCTATTATCTGCTATATGAATCACTCTTGTCCAATGTGCCACTTTAGTTTGTCTGGCACTGGTAGTGAGTAAACCTTCAAATTCAATATCATAGGTTTTGGGGAATCCATACCTGGGAGAAGCTACGTCTGTTTCTTTGGTTTTAACTTTAACTACACTTTGGTCAAAAGGTTTCAAATAGATAAGTTTATGTTTGCTCTTACCTACCTGTTCTCCCGTAGTTTCGTTTATTCCTTCTATTGGTTCATTTAATTCTTTGCCATCATCAATACCTAACAACAATACGCCAAATTCCCCAATACCACTTAATACGTCAATCCTTTGCAAATAATGAAGGATACGTTTGGTTTCCTGAAGAGTTTTCCATTCTTTTTCAAATTCTGTTTCATTAGATTCTTCCGTTTCATAAATAACGGGGGGCAAAGCCCAAGTCTCCTCCGGCAGTATTCTTACGACTCTTTTAGCTACGCCAGACCTCTTATACATACCTTTGTAATCAGTAATGGTAATAGTATCCGGGTAACCACATTCCAAATTAATATCTTTACCTGGATTGAGTAGTTTTTTTAATAATTCGCTCCTCATCAATGTGGCATTGGTTGCCAATAATTCAACGGCAGCTTTACGTTTTAGTTGATTAATTTTTACTTCTGTATTAGCATTTACCAAAGCTTGATATTTAGCTTTGGTTGTTGCAGCCCTGTCCGTTATTTCCTTTGCCATTATTCTTTCCTTTCTTACTTACTAAAAAATCCGGTGAGGGATTAAGTTTCTCATATTTTTCCTCATCCATATAACGAAGAGATATACAAGCTACAGAACCCAATTTAGCATTCTCAAAAAGGTTTCTAAACAAGGTCAATAAAACCTTCTCGTAATCCCTATCTAAACTAAGGATATATTTTTTACCGTCGAATGTTTCAATATATACTACCTTTATTCTTCTACTCATGTCAACCTTCTTCCTCAGAACAATTCGAGCAACTATCTACTATCGTTATATTATTCCGCTTCGACCATTCCCTTGCTTCGTCACATAAGCAACCATCAGGACATGCTTGCTTAACGGGACAATCTTCACAAGGAAACTTACCTTCCATATTACTTTCCTTCCTTTGGGAATAAACCTCCCACCCTTCTTCTTCTTTGTGATAACTGATTAAAGGCTCCAGAGGACGCATCCACTTGGTCCTTATACGTGGAATAAGGGAAAAAACTTAATTCACTTATATACTCTGCATTCCAATCCCCCCTTACCATATATACATTGCCATTGTTTACTTGCACGCTGAACGGGTCCGCCCTCAATTCCTTACTACTACCACTACCAGAAGGCTTATCTATTTTAACCCGCCACCCAGCCAAATTCTTAACAGTATTTTCAGCAGATTCTTTTCCACCGCTTCCCGGTTCCTGCTCTATCCCTATTAATACCCCATAACCGTCCATTATGGCTACTTGTTTTATTTTGGCTTCACGAGCGGAGGAATCCCATCTGTCCCTTATCACATCTTCTACATAAAAACCCCCTTCCCTTCCCTCACTCATTAATACCCCTACAGTAAAAGCTCCTTTGCCCCCTTCCGTACCGGCTTTGTCCCAAAACCGTATTCGTTTTTTAATTTTAATTGGACGTTGTTCTACTATTTTAATTCTATCAGTTTTAAACATCCCCCCACCAAGAGGTACCGGCCATTGCAAAAACTGTCCTGCATAACCATATTCTCCCGCCACCGCTTTATTTTCATTTAATACCGTCCGAGGTAATCGCACGGGGTCCATCAAACCATCTTTATAATAAGAAGCCAAGTGTTTAGGTTTGACCTTATCTGTCAATTCAGCAGGCAGGCATATATGCTTCAATTTCAAAGGGCCTCCATCCATTCTTTGTGCCATTTGAATTTGCTCTATCATATTATTAGTACAATCATTTTGGTGGAGACGTTGCATTATTAATATGGTTGGGGTAATAGTTTTTTCTACCTTACGAGTAGGCAACGTCTCCGCCATCCACCGGTTAGCATTAGCCAATTCCGCTTCACTAATAGCTTTATTGGGGTCGATAGGGTCATCTATAACTAAAAAATGTCCGTGCATACCAGTAACACTACCACCTACTCCTACTGCATACCGGCTACCACCTAAAGTATTCATAAAATAACTTTTAGTATCCTGGTCCGCTCTTAATCTAATACTTGGGAAAGCCTTTCTGTATTTGTCGCTTTTAATTATATCACGTTGATGGCGAGATAAATCCATTGACAAGTTATGAGCATAACTTCCCCCTATTATTCTTGCTGTAGGCATTCTGGCCCATACCCACGCTGGGAACATTATAGAACATATAGTGCTTTTAGTGCTACCGGGACTAATATTTATAATAAGGTCATATTCCTTAGGTACCCCCAAAAAAACCCTTTCCGCCACATACTGTAACTCATCACATAAAAGTTTTATATGCCAGTTGTCTATAAACTTTTCCGGTATGATGGTATCCCAAAACTCTTTTACAAATTCATAAAAGCTCTCCCGTACGATGCTTGCCATAACATCATACTCATCAAACTTGATATCAGCTAAGTTGGTTTGTTCTTGCGTAATGATTTTAGTATTTCCTTTCTTGTCTGTAAAGGTAATTTTAATACATCCACGCTTAATACTGCATGGTCGAGTTCTCCACTTAAATTCATATCCACGTCCACTTTTTCGTTATAACCCCGATCCCGGTTATAAGTCCTGTTAGCAAAAATAATAGCGGAAGTGTCTCCGCCAGCTACAAGGGAGCATAAATGGTCTTCGAAGAAGTTTTTTTTGTGCCAATTAATTTCCTCTATTAACTGGGCAAATCCTGAATCTTCTTTTTTCCATTTATCAAATGTACTGCGGCTTATGTTGACTTTACGCATAGCTTGACTTATAGAAAAATTACCGGCCACCCAAGCATAAACAAACAAATGTTGACGGACACTTTTACCTCTTTGAGCTAAGATAGCTTCTATTTTTTCCATCCCACTTTTAGCTTTATCTAATTTATTTATGCGATGCCAAACCTTGCGTAAATCGTAAGGCAATCTCTCAAAAATGTAATCCCTAAAATTAGGAGTTTTGCCGTTGGCTTTTTTGTATTTTTTACGCCCTGTTTGAAATGCTAAGCGGAATGGTTTTTTATTTTTTACCCACTTATTAAAAGTAGGTACGGCTACGCCTAATACTTGTGCTATTTTATTACCACTCATACCGCTGCGAGCCAAATCGTAAACTTCTATAATAAATTTATCTTGCCATAATGTTTTAGCCATCAATAGTTCCTTTCGGTTGTATATAATAGTTTATAGTCTTTAAAAATCAAACAAAACATTACAATCCTCTTCTTTTATTTTATTTAATTCAAAAAACTATACGTATTTTGTGAAATTTTTTCACTAAAAAACTGTAGTTTTAAGCTAATATTACAGATTCCAAAAAAATATTGGAAAAATCAGGAAATAGTTGTTGTAATACTATTATTATTAGGGTATTATTTACGTAGTTGGTTATTTAAAAACTTAATAGATTGCAAGGCTGAAAAAGCTAAGCCTTGAAGTAGCCGGAGAATTATCCCGAGCTCCAAAGATGAACCCGAATGATGATAAAATTTAGATAACAACAAAAAGGATTTTTTGGGGCAATAAGGTGGCGGCAAAGAAATAGTGAACTGTTTCATGCTAATTTAAAAAATATGCCAAGGGTGGCAGGTTAAAAACTGTCACCATTGATGTGTTTTTTCAAACTAATTTTTTAACCTATTTAAAAGGAGCAGTAAAATGAAAACGAAAGAAAGTAAAAATCAAAGTCAAGTTTTGTATTTGAGTCCGGTTCCTGGTTACAATAACAGGAAACTTATAAAGAGCGGTTCCTGTCCTGAATGTTATAGAGGACAAGGTCAATATCATGAACCTGGTTGCTCACTTGATAAATCAAAATGTTAAGACCGAAACGCCCGCAAGGGCGTCTGCCGGTTGTAGCCGGTACTGATGAGGTCAATTTTTTAACCTATTCAAAAAGGAGCAAGAAAATGGAAACCAAAAAGAAAACCAAAAAAGTACCCTCACTCAAAACTATGGAAAGATGGATGGCCAATGGGGCAGCACGAGCAACCGATGGTTGTAAAGTAGAACCTGATGGGACTTGTCCTCATGGTAAACAAAGTTGGCTACTTGTTTTAGGTCTCATATAAAAGACCGAAACGCCCGCAAGGGCGTCTTACCGTAAAACGGTAACTGATGAGGTCAGAAATGAAACTTTAATTTAAAGGAGCAAGAAAATGGAAAAGGCATTAACTTACAATTACAGAGGTTTCAAATTTTATATTGAAACAATTCAAAGTCGGTTTGGGGTATTGTTTAGAAGCTCAAATAACATTGGCGAACCTGTAATTGATTGTCCTGCTTACAAAACATTGAAGGCAGCCAAACAAAACGCCAAGAAAATAATTGATGACTATATTAAGGATACCAAATAGTTTGGTCCTTATTTAATGAAACTTTAATTTAAAGGAGCAAGAAAATGGAAACGAAAGTGCTGAGCAAGATAGTGGTGCTTGGTGGACTTACCTTATCCCCAGGAAAGCGATGCGGGATGTTTATTCCACACTCAGCAAATGTAGGGCTACACATAAAAATCTTACACTGCCTTGGAATGATGGAGGTTGCCGTATATTACCGGCGGCGATGTTTATGAAGTATTCGGAAGCAATGCGGAAAGCCAAAACTGATTATGAGGAAGCCGTAAATGAATTTTTAAAAGGCTATCCTGATATAATTGAGCATGCTCACGAACGGTTAGGCAACCTATTAAAAGGCAAAACCTTCCCCTCAGCTGCGGAAATCAAACATAAGTTTGGAGTAATTCAGGAAATCTATCCGTTACCTGACTCTTCAGATTTCAGGGTAGATTTAGCGGGAGAGGACGTAAAAGAAATTCGTAATCAAATGAAAATATCCATAGATACTACAATTCAAAAAGCTATGACTGACATTTGGTTACGGCTTGCGGGGCTCATTGAAAAAGTAGAACAAACTTTAAAACAACCCAAAAAGGTTTTCAGGGATTCGCTTATCAACAACCTTAAAGACTTCTGCGAACTTATACCCAAACTCAACCTAACCAATGATACTCAATTAGAAAGCATTAGGCAAGAAACCGTAAAAAGGCTTGCTCAACTAAAACCCGATAATTTGAGGGAAGGTAAACAAGAAAGAAAAGCAGCAGCAAAAACTGCAAAAGAAGTTTTGGAAAAAATGAAGGCTTATACAGATATATAATATAATTAGCGGGCCAAACCAAAAGGTGGAAGCATATTGCTGTGAGTTCGATTCTCACTTGGCCTTTGTAGTGTAAAACAATTTAACCCAAATTTGAAAGGAGCGGTAAAATGAGAATCAAACCAACAAAACAAGAATTAAAAGCTTTACAGTATGCGGGGTTAATGGGGCATGAGTTTGTTTCTACCCGGAAAAATTCAGAAGTGCGGTCTGAATGTAATACTCTTGAGAGCGCAATAAAAGATGCGAAAGAAGTAGATGGGTCTGTTTTTCAACAACTACCAAAACGGCAGTGGATTAAAAGATTTTGAACAGCGTCCATTAGTAAATCCCAAAGCAAGTGCAATACAACGAGATAAACAACTTAAGGAGCAACAGGCTTGGGATAGAAAATATGATGTAATTTAACCCAAATTTAAAAGGAGCAAAACTATGACACCGAAAGAATTAAAAAGGACATTGCTTGTAGCAATGGAAGAGGGCCTGCCCGTGCTTATTAAAGGAGCACCTGGCGTAGGCAAAAGCGACATCGTTGCTCAAGTAGCGGCGGAGTTGGAAATGGATTTAATTATTAGCCATCCTGTAGTAAGCGACCCGACGGATTATAAAGGTTTGCCAGGAATAGTAAATGGCAAAGCCGAATTTCTCCCCTTTGGAGATTTAAGGCGACTTATAGTAGCCAAAAAACCTACTATAGCGTTCCTCGATGACTTGGGACAGGCCCCCGCCGTAGTCCAGGCAGCAGCTATGCAGCTAATATTGGCCCGTAGAGTAAATGGTCATAAGATTAGTAAGAAGGTGGTATTTATAGCAGCCACCAACAGAAGACAGGATAGAGCAGGAGTAACTGGTATCCTGGAACCTGTTAAAAGTAGATTTGCTACCATCCTGGAATTACAAGCCAATGTAGATGATTGGATTGAATGGGCCTTAGAGAATAATATGCCTGCTGAGTTAATAGGCTTCATTCACTTCAGGCCCGGTTTGTTGAACACCGAAAAGACTACCGCTGAAATCATCAACCATCCCTGCCCAAGGACGATAGCGTACTGTGGTAAACTTCTAAATGCAGGTTTGGATTCGATTGAGATTTTAGCTGGAGCAGTCGGTGAAGGATGTGCAGTAGAATTGGTAGGGTTTTTAAAGGTATATAAGGGCCTACCGAACATTGCAGCCATTTTGTTAGACCCAACAGGCACCCCAATACCCACTGACCCCGCAGCAATATATGCCGTAGTGGCAGCCTTAGTTGAAAAAGCTACTGAGGATAACGCAAATCGTATCCTTGAATATGGCAACCGGTTGCCAGCAGACTTCAGTGTTTTATTAGTGCGAGATATGATTCGCAAAGAACCAAAAATTCAAAACACGACAGGATTCATCAAATGGGCAACTAAACATCAAGATGTCCTACTTTAAAAAGAAAGGAAGGTATCAAAATGGAATCTCAAGAAGATTATCTCGACAGAATTTGTGGAAAACCTAAAAAAACAAAACCTAAAAAGAGAAAAACCAAAAACTCAGATACCAATAATTTAATTTTTGGTTATACTTGGGAAGATATTCAAGCAATGCAAAATAAGACGTACAAAAGGAGGATAATCAAATGATAACTATAGACAAAATCACAAAGGCCCGTTCTATACTTGTCCTTGACCATCCTTTCTTCGGAAGTTTGGCTCTCCGATTGGGGTTGGTTGAGGATAATAGTTTTGAAACAGCCTCAACAAATGGAACAGATATATTTTACAATTCCAAATATATTGAATCCTTAACAACAAGAGAGATTGTAGGGCTATTAGCCCACGAGGTAATGCATTTGGCTTTGGGGCATGGGTGGAGGCAAGGAAGCAGAAAAAGTAAAAAATGGAATGTAGCTGCTGACTATACTATTAATGAAAACTTAATAGCAACTGGTTTCACTTTACCAAAAGGTGCTCTTAATGACGACCGATATAAATCTCTATCTGCTGAAGAAATATATGAACAATTACCAAAAGAGCAACCTAACAGTAAACCACAAAAAGGAAAAGACAAGGGCAAGAACAATGACGATAGAACTGACCTTGGAAAATGTGGCAGCATCTTACCAACAAAGGATGAGGAAGAAGCAAAAGAAATGAAAGCCATATGGCAAGCAGCAGTAAGCCAAGCCGTTCAACTGTCTAAAGGTGCGTTGCCCGCAAGTATTGAAAAACAAGTACAAGAGATTATCAACCCTACCGTACCTTGGTACATATTGTTGAGAGATTTTGTAGAAAAAACAGCTCGCAACGATTATGATTGGACACGTCCTTCGAGAAGGTATATAGGACAAGACATAATATTGCCGAGCTTGATAAGTGAGGAGCTTCCGGAAATTGCTATAGCTATTGATACAAGTGGAAGTATCAATCAAAAAGCCTTATCACGGTTTGCTGCAGAAGCTTCGAATGTTTTGGGAGACTATGATACGACCGTCCGGGTAATATATTGTGATGCCAAAGTTCAAAAGGAAGAGGTTTTTACCAGAGCCGATTTTCCAATGAAGATGAAACCTATTGGTGGTGGTGGTACTAACTTCTGTCCTGTTTTTGAATACATTCACAAACAACATTTCACTCCTGCATGTTTAATATATTTCACAGACCTCTGCGGAAGATTTCCAAATGAAGAACCTGAGTACCCTACTATGTGGCTCACTACTACAGAAAACAAAAAAGCTCCATTTGGGAAAACCGTAAAATTCAAAAATTAAAATTTAAAAACTAAAATTGAAAAGGAGCAAAACTATGGCGAATAAAAAAGGGACAAAACTAATTTGGCGTGGATACGAAACGGATTGGGGTAAATTACCTATGGTAATTATTCAAACGGAACTCCTCAAACAAAAATGGTTTGAAGGGGATATCTATTTTGTTAATCAAAAAATGGGTAGTGAAGAGGCAAGGGAAAAATTTGAAAAAAATAAGATTAAGCCCTTCCGTTTGTACATAACATCTCGATACAAAACCTTTATGAGAATTATAAAGGTATTTTGGAATGGGGAATTTAAAGATACTACTAATATAGGCCGGTGTGAAGTGCTCTTAGTAGATCCAAGAATAAAGAAATACTTTCCCATTCGTAGAAGTCGGAGTAAACCGAGGGGTTCCTTATATTTGGAAGGAGTTCTTGAAAGAATCAAGATAGCTTTGGAAGAAGCAAAACCAGCGGTGGATGAGGAAATAGAAAGGGAAGCAAAAAAAGAGCAGAAAAAAATAGAGGCGGAGAAATTCAAGGAAAATCTCTGTAAAGAACTTAAAGTAACATTAGATAGTGGCTATATTTCACCGTATTCTTACATTTACGGAAAAGATAGGTCTTATGGAATGAACTTTAAAAAAAATGATGATGGTACATTCCAACTTGAGACGGTTCGTGGAGATTTCACCACCAAGGAAATTAAAGAATTCATTAAAATTGTCGGAGGTAATCCAAGGGCGGTTGCAGACCGTTTGACGAACAAGAAAAGGATATATTAAAAGTCCCCTTGACATATAAATAGAAAGGAAATGAAAGTGGACATAACAGATTTCAGATTACAAATTAGAACCCTTATGGAAAGGAAAAAGATTAGCATTGCCAAACTCTCTCGTATGACTGACCTTAATTCAGGAACAGTGTACAAATATTTACGGGGAGAAACTGAAATGACAGCAGCCAATCTCGAAAAATTATTTAATGTTTTGAATTCCGCAAAATCTTAAAATTTTATTTAAAGGAGTAATATTATGGAAGCTACATTACACAAAGAAGCTTTAACAGAAACTTATTATGATATGGAAAAAACATTACAAAGTATGATTTGGCAATTCCATGGAAAATACGGGGGAGATATGGAAGAATGGCGTGCGGAAGCCAATTTACTTTTTATAAAGGCTTACTATACTCATGATGAAAACAAGGCTGCCTTTTCCTCTTGGGTTCGTTATAAAGTATGGAAAGGGTTATTAGACTACTCCAGGAATATATTCAAATACTGCCACGACATCCCCAATATTGATATCCTTAAATTCATAAAAAATAAAGGGGGAAATCCCTTTTTACCCATAGAATTATTAGATGGAGCAACTGACGATGCAAAAACCCTTATGCACTTAATATGGAATCCCCCCGCAGAAATAACAAATGCAAAAATTAAAAACGGTTCCCACCCTTGCCATATGAAGGTTGTTTTGCGTCGGTACTTATCTAATATAGGTTGGACTGGGCGAAGGATTAAGGAATCTTTTGAAGAAATAGAAAGAATAATTAATGACTAAATTAAAACATTTTTCTTATCAACTAAAGGCTGTACGCAAAATAGAACATTTTAAAGGTAGAGCTTTATTAGCAGATGAGATGGGATTAGGTAAAACAGTTGAAGCCTTACTCTGGATAAAAAAACATCCAAAGAGAAAACCTATTATCGTTATATGTCCTGCCTCCTTAAAATGGATGTGGAAAGCTTTTGTCCATGATATCCTTAAAATAAGGTGTGAGATATTACAAGGAACCGCCCCACCAAAAAAAGGATTAATAGGGAAACACTCTTTTTTAATTATCAACTATGAAATTTTACAATATTGGTTACCTTACCTTAAAAAATTGAAACCAAAAATACTTATAGTTGATGAATGCCATTATCAAAAAAACAGAAGGGCCAAACGGACCAAAGCAGTACAAAAACTATCAAAAAAGATTCCCTACATAATAGCACTCAGTGGCACACCTTTGGTAAATAGGCCTGCTGAATTATGGACAACTCTTCATCTTATCAGACCAGAAGAATTCAAAAGTTTTACTACTTTTGCTTTTAGATATTGCAAACCTGTTTTACGTCCTTGGGGTTGGGAATATAAAGGAGCCCATAATTTAAAAGAATTACACCGGAAACTTAATTCCATGATGATGATACGCAGATTAAAAAAAGATGTCTTAGGGGAATTGCCGGACAAGATTCGTCATATTATTCCGCTCGAAATTAAAAGAAAAGAATATGATGAAGCAGTAATCAATTTCATTAGATGGTTAACAAAAAAATCTATTTCTAAAGCCAAACGGGCAGCAAGAGCAGAACAATTAGTCAAAATGGGTTATTTAAAAAGATTGGCGGCAGAACTCAAAATGGAATCTATCCTGGATTGGGTGGATAACTTTTTAGAGGAAAGCAACGATAAATTGGTATTATATTGCACTCATAGAAACATTATAAAAATACTTCACGATAAATATAAAAAAATCTGCGTAGTGGTTGATGGTAGTGTAACCGGAAAGAGAAGGAAACAGTCAATTCGTAATTTTCAAAACAACAAAAAAATAAGATTATTTATAGGAAACATTAAAGCCGCAGGGGTAGGTATAACCCTAACAGCAGCAAGCTCGTTAGCTTTCGTAGAAATGAGTTGGACCCCCGGGGAACATACCCAGGCAGAAGACAGGATTCATAGGATAGGTCAAAAGAATGCTGCCAATATCTATTATCTCATTGCCAAAGATACTATAGAAGAAAACCTCTGCAAACTAATTCAAAAGAAACAAAAAATACTTACTGCCACTTTGGATGGGGCAGTAAAAGCCAACCAATTAAATATTTTTGATGAGCTAATGTAGAATGTGTGAAACGGAAATGCTTCATCCATCGGAAGACGGATTATGTGCGATGTGTCATATGGAACTTTGTTTATTACTTCCACACGAATGTCCCCGTTGTAGTGAGATACTTGAAAAACTTTTAAAATTTCTTGATGGGGAAGATTCGTGAAGTTTATTGAAATCTTACAACAACTCAATATACCCTACAAGACGGAAGGGCATCATCATTGTCGTCCTGGTTGGATTCAAATAGACTGTCCCTTCTGCGGCAAAGATTCTCATAAATGGCATTTGGGCTATCCTTTAGAAGGATATACCTTAAACTGCTGGAGATGTGGCCCTCATTCTCTTATTGAAACTTTGGTGGAGATAACAGGATATTCTTTTAGTAAATGTAGAAAACTTCTTCGTGATATAGAACCCACCAAAGTTAAAAAACCTAAATCAAAAGGCAAACTCATCATACCCAAGGGGGTAGGACCTCTTTTAACCGCTCATAAACAATATATAGGTAGCAGAGGTTTCTTCTGGAAAGAAATAAGAAAACTTTGGGGTATAAGAGGGATAGGAATAGCGAATAAATTATCATGGAGAATTTTCATTCCTATTTTCTACCACGGAAAGATGGTTAGTTGGACTACCCGTGCTATTACAGATAGCGATAAGGTTACAAGATATATGAGTGCTGGTTTAAAAGAGGAATCTATACCTCACAAATCTCTCCTATATGGAGAAGACTATGCCCGTCAATCTATTATTATAACTGAAGGGCCTTTTGATGTTTGGAGAATTGGTCCTGGTAGTGTAGCCACTTTGGGCACTGGATATAGCAATGAACAAATATCTCGGATGGTAAAATATCCCAAAAGGGTAATTTGTTTTGATAATTCAATTCCTGCCCAAAAAAGAGCGAAAAAGTTATGTGATGATTTATCCGTTTTTCCAGGTGAGACCTATAATATACAACTTGATAGTAAAGACCCTGGAGAAGCATCTATCAAAGAAATAAAAAAGTTAAAAGCTATTTTCTTAAAATAGCTCGACTTAGGCTCTAAGGCTCAATCTTTTAAAATCGGTATAATAGTGTGGGCCAATAACCGTTCGCATCAGGACGGTGGCGTCCGGTGCCGTTTCAGTACTAAATAAAGGTTCGTACTTTGGCGGAAACCGTGTTTTTTCAGAAAAGTAGGATTTTTTACGATAATATAATAAATTCACTTATTTTTAGTTTGGTTAAAGATGCCTGTATGAATATAATATCAAATAAATCATTGAGGGGCAATTTTGAAATGGTGGAACCGGTCATATTCAATAAAAGTATAAAAAGGCTGTCAGGTACGAACTTACCGGTTCCGTGTATTTGGCAGTCTTTTTTATTTTATTTAAAAAATTTACAAACAACTCTTCTCTACTCTCCTCCCGTAGGGAGGAGGAGAGTAGTTTGATAAAAGAAAGATAAAATGTCTAAAGAGAAATTAAATTTGTGGGGTAATTGTCCCCAATTAAAAACTTTTGATGAAAAAGCCGCCATAAAATTAGAAAATATCATACGTATCAAAAGGAAAGTATTCAGAAAAATAAATAAAAAGCAATGGGTTCTCCATTTCAAAAGGTTTAGAACCAAATCTGGAATAGAGAAACAAAGGATTAAAAAGGTTTTGATTTGGTACACCAAACACTTCGGAGAAGAATATGTCCCCGTAGCTTATTCCGCCGGGAGTTTTTGTAATAAATTTCTCAGAATAGAAGATGCTATGGAAAGGTCTATTAAGAACGCCAAAAAAGAGAAAAAGGTAAAATATAATATCAAAGAAAAAAGAACCGTGATTGTAAAATGACAAAAGAAAAAATAGCCCAACTTGCTGCTTGTCGTCTTAAAGGGCATTGGATTTCAAGGTATAATAATAATAGTCCTTTTTGTATTACTTGTTTGCTTGATAGGTGTGTAATACCTAAGTTTGCTCCATCTGAGTTTACTTCCGACAAATTCCCTACCACAATTCATAATATTGTTCACCCTAATTGTAAATGTGCAATAAAGAATGAAATATGAAAAATAATTCTTTGATATATAAAAGTAAAAATTGTAAATTATATTCAGGGCATTGTTTATCGAGACTGAAAAAATTTCCTGATAATTATATTACGACTATAATTACAGACCCACCATATGGTTTATCATTTATGAACCAAAAATGGGATTATAATATACCAAGCATTAAAATTTGGCAGGAATGTTTAAGAGTATTGAAACCTGGTGGTACATTATTATGTTTTGCAGGAACACGAACACAACACCGAATGGCTTGCAATATTGAGGATGCAGGATTCATTTTAAAAGATTGTATTATGTGGTTATATGGTTCGGGTTTTCCAAAAGCGTAAACAGTTGGATAAGAGGGCGGGGGCGGAAAGGGAAAGAATATCTGATAATCCAAATGCACGGAATAGTCATGGAAAGAATCCTATTTCAATGCAATCGAGTTTAAATAGCAAAGCAAAAGGAATCACTACCCCTGCTACTCCCGAAGCCAAACTTTGGAATGGTTGGAAAAGTCATGGTTTAAAACCAGCATACGAACCAATTTTGCTTGCAATGAAACCTAACGAAGGTAATTACGCCGAAAATTTGAATATAGATGGAGGGAGAATAAAGGTGAATTTAAAAAAAGAACCAGATATAGGAGATAGTTATTATTTGAAGAGAAATAAAAAATATCCAAATAAAGGTTCTGCTAAGATTATGGGTCGAAAATCCAATCGAGTGGATGTAACAATGAAACAAGGCCGTTATCCTGCTAATTTAATACTTGACGAGGAAAGTGGACGACTTTTGGACGAGCAGAGCGGAGTACTGTGTTCTAAATGGGGAACTCAGAAAAATTATAATTACAAAGACGATAAAGCCTTTTTGGGAAAGTTAGGAAACAAGGAAACAGCATTAACAAGTAATAAATTTACAGGCGATTCCGGCGGTGCTTCCCGTTTTTTCTACGTAGCTAAAGCAAGTAAAGCGGAACGTAATGCAGGATGTGAAAGATTAAAAACGAAAGGTGTTCATAGATACCATGCAGGAATAGGAGAAGGTAAAGATCCCAATGCTCCAAGTATGGATAAAAACAATCATCCCACCGTCAAACCTCTCGCCCTTATGGGATACCTTTGCAAATTAACCAAAACGCCTACAGACGGAATAGTGTTAGACCCTTTTATGGGTAGTGGCACAACAGGAATAGCAGCTATTAAAAATGGGCAGAAATTTATAGGTATAGAAAAGAAATGTAGTTATTGTCGAATAGCCATAGCTCGGATTAAAAATATAAGAAAAGGACTTTTCTATTGAAAATACAAAAAAGAAATAACAATGAAGAAAGATTAATCCTAATTGGGATGATTGTGGATATTACTGTCCTCGGTCGCATCAGTTCTAAATGGCAGCGGAATATGTTTAAAAGTCGATGGGCAAATATTGTAGCCAAGTGGTGTGTTGATTTTTATCGCAAATACGAAGATGTACCAATGAATCAAATAGAAAATTTATTTCAATCTTGGGCTTCCGAAACAAATGATAAAGAAACAATAAATTTAGTAGAAAAGTTTTTGGATACATTGTCCGAGGAATACGAAGATTTACAAGCCGAATCAAATAGTGATTATATAATAGATATGGCTGGTAAATATTTTAATCGTGTTAGAGTAGAAAGATTGGTTGATATAATACAGGGGGATATTGATAGAGGTAAAGTAACAGAAGCAGTTAATCATGCCGTAAATTTTAATCAAATTGAAATGGGAGTGGGACAAGGGATAGATATATTACAGGATACGGAAGCCATTAAAGAGGCCTTTAGGGAGAAAGGGGAAACTCTTATTCAATATCCAGGTGCTTTAGGTACCTTTTTTAAAAGTGCTTTGGAACGGGATGCTTTCATTGCTTTTATGGCTCCAGATAAAGTTGGTAAATCGTTTTGGTTAATTGATATGGCTTATAGAGCTATGTTACAAAGAAAAAGAGTGGCTTTTTTTGAAGCAGGGGATTCCAGTCAAAATCAAGTTATGAGAAGATTGATGGTTCGTGTATCTCACCGGCCTTTATATCCCAGTACTATCAAATATCCTACAGAAATATATATAGACGAGGATGGTAATGGGGACGTGGAGGTAGAAAGGAGGGTTTACAAAAGTAAATTGAATTGGCGTGAAGCTAAAAAGGCTTGCAAAAAATTAATGAGGAAAAGAATTAAAAGCAAAGATTCTTATTTCCGTTTGTCTTGTCATTTCAATTCCACCCTTTCTGTTAGAGGAATACAAGATGCCCTTCAAAATTGGGCAAGGGAAGATTGGGTACCAGACGTAGTTGTTATTGACTATGCAGATATACTTAATATGGACCATCCGGGATTAGAAGGTAGGGATAGAACAAACGAAACTTGGAAACGATTGCGTTCTTTGTCCCAAATGTTTCATTGTTTGGTGGTCACAGCCTCCCAAACGGATGCGAATGCTTATAAAACTAATGTTATTACCAGAAGTAACTTTAGTGAAGACAAACGCAAGCTCGCTCATGTAACCGGTATGATAGGCATAAATGCTAAAGAAGAAGAAAAAGACATTGGTATAACAAGACTAAACTGGGTGGTTCTACGGGAAAGGGCATTCAGCGTAAACAAATGTACGTACGTAGCAGGATGCTTGGATGTAGCGAACCCTGCAATAAAGAGTACCTTTTGAAAAGAGGTGTATGAGAATGAAAAACCCAAATATTAGAACGGTACAGGAGTTTGTTAAGGACCTTTTATCAAGGAGGAGAACTCCAAAACAGATTTTAATAGTGGCCAGAAGCACTCGCTGGGAATCAGATATCGAGGGGGTTAAACAGATAATTAAAAGTTTTTCCAGGAAAACCAAAAAAAGATTTAGGATTTAGGCAAAAAACTACGATAATATATACAGTAATAAAATTTAGAGATTTTGGAAAGGATAGTAAAATGAAGATGAAACAAGAGACAATAGTAAAACTTTTTGAGGCATTGGGTTTCAAAACTGCCCAGACCTGGGATGAACCAAAACTACAGAAGAAGGTTAAAGAGCTCCCAGAACTCGTAGATGGTGTAAAACTTAAAAACCGTAATGCCAAAAGAATTTTGAAGGCCATTTTGGGTGCTAAGGAAATAAGTATCATCCCGGCAGGGCAAAAGGAAGAACCAGAACGAGCGAGTGAAACAGCGATGAGAAAAACAGCTAAGAAAAAAGTGGCTAAGAAAAAAGCCCCTGGCAAGAAAAACAAAACAGTTAAAAAGGGAGTGAAAACCTCCATAACCAAAAAGGCTCCCAAAAGGCTTAATCGTATGGCCGCTGTAGTAGAAGTTTTAAAGAAGAACAAGAAAATCTCCGTGAAGGAATTAATTGTTGCCGCCGACCGGCTTTATGCAGAGAACGGTGGTAAAAAGAACCAGGCTGAGGCTTCCTACTCTGTTAATAAAGTCCTGGTGACTTTGCAACTAATAGAATATCTTACTGTTGAAGAAGGAATATGTCAAAGATTGTAAAAACATATCAAGCATCTATTGGGGTAAGGGGGGATTGTTTAAATTGCCCGTTGCCTCTATCTGTTGATAGTTATTGGAATTGTTTAACAGATTGTCATCATTGTTCTTTCCGTAGTTTGAATAGAACTTGGGGAACGGATTTGAGGCCAGCTGACCCTAACCAAATATATATCAAATTAAGGAATGGGTTAAAAAACAAAAACCCAAGAAGCTCTTTAGCCTATGCTTTGTCTTTGAAAAAGACTATACGTTTTGGTAGTCGAACGGATCCTTATCAAGAAGTGGAATTAAAACATGAAATATCTCGACAGATTCTTAAATATTTAATAAAACTCAGATGGTCCTTCGCTATTCAGACCCGATTTTTGGGGAATTTAATTAGGGATGAAGATTTATTAGCACAAGCCCACGAACTAAAATTATTAACTATTATTCCTGTAATTAGCCCTGGTGCTGAGCAAGACCAAAAAATTTTAGAAAGAGGTCGAACTACTCCTATATCAAAGCGCCTGAAAATTTTGGAAAAGTGGATTAAAAAAGGATGGAACATAGGAATAAATGGAGAGCCTTTTATTCCTGGTTTACATACTACCAAACAATTCCGTCTTATTTTAAAGCGATTAAAAGATGTAGGGATATTTAGTTATAACACTTATAATTTACATTTCAATGATTATGTAGCTAAAAGAATGCAAAAAATTGGAATAGATATTTTAAAAATATGGGAAATGAATCAAGACCGTAATTGGAAAAAAATTCAACGACAGTTATGTCAAATAGCTCTACAAGAAGGGGTAATATTAGGTTGCCCAGATTTTGTTAATACTGGTCCTCAATGGATAGAACAAACTAATACTTGTTGTGGCGTTAATGTCCCTAATCCTTCTACGTTTAATACTCATTTTTGGAAGAGAAAAATACAAAAAGGGGAACCCATAACTAAAATATTAAAAGATACTTGGGAAGGGATAGGAGACCGGCAAATGGGCATAAATATAATTAAAGGCCTCCCTTGTAAAAATTATACTATGAGGGATGCAGGTTTAGTATGAATATATTATTATCAAACAACGAAGTTCAATACTCTATAGAATATAAAGCGGATGGAGTGGAGGCATTTCCTTCTTTGAAAAAATTAAGTAAAAAGAAAAAGTATAATACCACTTGTGATGTAGTATATAAATTGAATGGCCTATATAGTTTATTGAAAGACGAATCAATTAATAGTTATTTGGAACCAATGGCAGGTATAGGTTTCAGTGCCGGTTTGATAGAAGCTATGTTTAATCCCGATATGATATTAAACGATATTTCAGAAACGTGTTGGGAACATTTGAAAGAAAGGTTCCCAAATCAAATGGTATATAACGAGGATTGTAAAAAAAATCAATTCCTACGACGATTACCTATTGTTGACTGTTGTTTTTTGGACCCTAATCATAATTTGTTCCGGCGTAATAAAGATATTTTGTTATTATATTTGTATCAGGCTTCTTCTATTTTTATTTGTGGAGATAGCTTACCTTTTTCTTGGAGTTTACCTTGGGATGAAATGGCTTTTCGTGATTATTTAAAATCCATTAACAAAACGGTATTTTCAGCGGGATGGTCCATTAAAGAAATATATTTGTACCCTCACAAACGGGTAATGATTATAAAATTCAAAAAACACAAAAGCAAAATAAAAATAATAACTTGTAAAAAACCTTTTGCCCTTCGCATATTAAAAAGGCCAGGACTCCTATGAATTATTATGAATTGAGAAAAGAAGTTTCCCAAATAATTCCAAGAACAGCCTTTTTGTTTGAGGAAAAAATCCCAGCAACTAAATTAACTGTTAAAACTAAAGGTAGGAAAACAGGCTATAAAGAATTTTCTATTAGTAAAAAAGCATGGCAAGATAAGGCCCGTTTTTTAAATACTGAAGAAATAGGTTCCTTTGTAGAAGTAAGTTGTAGAGCTGCCGCTTGTCCTATGCCCTTGAATGTAGATGTTTGGGATGGGATGTCTTGTCCTTTCATGTGTAAATATTGCTTTGCTTTTACTTTTAGGACTTACCTTTATACAGCCTTTTTTGATAATAGCCGTTCATTAGGCGTCCGTCATTGCAACCCAACCAAATTCAAAAAAGAACTTGACGTATATATGAAAAGGCGAGGTCGGGACCCACATGATGTAAATGGTGATATTGCTAAGGCTATAACTATGGGCATACCTTTGCGTCTCGGTATTAGATACGAAGATTTTATCCCTCAAGAAGCCAAAAAAGGTATTAGTTTGGAATTATTAAAATATCTGTCAGATTTAGAATACCCCGTAATGATAAATACTAAAAGTGATTTGGTGGGTAGAGACGATTACGTCCGAGCTTTAGCGGAAAATAAAGCCAAGGCAGCAGTACATATAACTTTGATAAGTTCCGATAATGAATTATTAAAACAATTAGAACCAGGGGCTCCTTCTTATGCCCGGCGATTAAAAGCAATGAAAACATTAAGTGAAAATGGAATAAGGGTGGTAGCACGTATAGAACCATATATTCCGTTTTTAACCGACCGGCAAGAAGATGTAGAACGGTATATAGAAGAAGTTTGGGACGCTGGGGTAAGGAACATCACTTTTGACACTTATAGTTATTCAGCTAAAAATCCTACTATGTATCGTGCTTTTAGAAATATGGGTATAGACTGGGAAAGGATATTACTAACTGGATGCGATTCACAAGCCTTGGGTTCCTTATTATTAAAAGAATATATGCAATTGTTCAAGAACAAAGGCTTTAGTTGTTCTACTTTTGATATGGGAAATGTACCGGATAATGACCAATCCATTTGTTGTGAAGTCGGTGATTGGTTTAAAACAGGATATAATTGGGGCAGTTCCGTTATAGCAGCCAGATATATAAAAAGCAAAAAAGGCCAACCAGTAAGATGGTCCGATTTCAAGGCTTGGGTAAACCATAAAGGAGGTTTTCTTTCTGGGGCTTTGGAAAATGATTTACATTACCTTTGGAATTGTGAAGGCACTAATGATGCTTATAGTCATGCTTGGGCTAAAGGTATGACGGCTGTGGGATGTGATGAAGATGGTTTGGTCTGGTTTTACGATAAAAAATCTGATTTTAGAAATGATTTGTTTCAAAATATAAAGGGATAAACAAAATGAAAAAGAAAAGCATCCATCAAAGAATTGAACGTATCTTCGCTCATGCGGCTGCTCTACAACAAAGTGGTCGATTGAAAAATACGATATATTGTTTTAAAAATCGGGTATATATCCTTAATCAAGACCATACAGTATTATTAAAATTCTTATTGCGTAGTTACGAATATAATTTTGAGCAACCGATGAGTTTTGAAGCTAATGATTACGATAGCCCTGTATTTGAAATGGAAGGGGATAAAATATGTTTTATCAAGAGGCGGGACGGATATGAACGTAAAAAATCTTGCAAAACCCCATATCATACACCTATTAAAATAGCCAAATTGTTTAAAATCTTTAGTGATAAAAGGGAATTAAATAATTGTGTGTCTTTAAATTCTTCTTTTTTAGGCCATTTGGAGGAAGGTTTGAGTCATATAGAATTCAAAGGCACTAAAGAAGGGTTCATAGCCCTCCAAAGAAATATATATTCTGGCACTATTATAACTATCAAAAGGGATGAAACTAAGAAGAGATTAATACAAACTGCTGGAAAATTGAATTTCAAAACTGTTGGTTTGAGGACCAACGATTTTATAGCTTTGTTTTCCTTCTCGGATAATATAAATTTATATTTTACAAATAAAGATTTTGTTTGGGTAGAAAGTAAAGACCCTAAAATGTTATTCACAGGTATTATTAGCCAATGTGTTTATGACCAATTAGGAAAGGTATAATCATGGGCGGTAAAAGTCGAAAAAGTGGTGGTATTAGTAGGGCATTAATAAATCAAATTATTAAAAATTCTCCAAAAGGTAAAAAAGGCGATGCCAAAAGCAACAAAAGAAAGAATTTCGGATTATTTACGGATAGTAAGTGATGTAGGAGTTTGCCCTAATTTTTGGATGAGTGAAGAATATATAGACAAAGCTCGACTCGAATGGGTAAAAACTTCTAATGGATTATCCGGATTCAAAGATAATTATATGGACGATGAATGGTTTTTCCCCCCTATTCGGGGTGGAAACTTTGTATTGAATGAAAATATATATAGTGGGTTCCTTATCACCAATCCTCCCATCAAAAGTAATTTTTTAGATTATCAATTTATATATCAATCCTCTAATTTCTTGGATCTAAGTGGAGGCAAGTGGGCTGTATTTCGTAAAAATATTAAAAAATATCAAAGGAGAATCCGTAGAGATTTACATTACAGGACTTTACAACCCGATGAACAAACACAACGGTTAGAGGCCTTATTATTAAAATGGGCTCAAGATAAAAAAATATACGACCCAGAAGTAATGGTACGTTTCGTAATGGAGGGTAATAATAGGGAAGCTCTCTTCGCAGGGGGTGAATTAGTAGGATTAAATGTATTTGATGAAAATCATTGGTTTGTTAATTTCCGTTATTGTTTGGACGATGGTAGTCCCTTTCTTAATGAGTTGATGAGGTATCTATTTTATATCAACCGGCCTGCTACTTACGTCAATGATGGCGGTTCGTTAAATAACCCTACTTTACATGCGTTCAAAGTTAAATTGAATCCGTTTTTGGTTTACAAAATTTATAGTTATAGAAAGGGATATGAAAATGAGAATAAATAGAGAAGAACTTTTAAAACAATTGGAATCCGTAATGCCAGGGTTGTCTACAAGAGAGAATATAGAGCAATCCTCTTGTTTTGTTTTTAAAAATAAAACAGTGGCCACTTACAATGACGAAATAGCTTGTACTCAAAGCTGTTGTTTACCTATTACAGGAGCTGTACAAGCATTGCCTTTTGTTTCTATCCTCCGCAAACTACAAGAAGAGGAATTGATGATAGAGTCCTCTGAAGAAGAATTATTAATCAAAGGCAAACGCAAACGTGCTGGTATTAGGATGGAAACAAATATTCTATTGCCCATCGATTCTATAGAAAGGTCCAAAAAATGGAAAGACTTACCCGATGATTTTGCGGATGCTATATCTATCGTTCAACACTGTACAAGTAAAGATGATACAAGATTTAGTTTAACTTGCGTACACCTTCATCCTAAATGGGCGGAAGCTTGCGATGATTACCAAGCCGCCAGATATAGGATGAAAATAGATATGTCGGAACCTACTTTAGTACGAAAGGAATCTATAAAATATATTATATCTTTAGATATGACGGAATTTAATGAAACAAAAAGTTGGATTCATTTTAGGAATTCTTCTGGGCTTATATTAAGTTGTCGTCGTTGGACGGAGCCTTTCCCAAAAATATCAGGATTGTTAAAAGTGGAAGGCACACCAACTACTTTCCCTAAAGGTTTAATTGAAGCAGCTGAAAAGGCCGAAATATTTTCGGGGGAAAATGCGGAAGATAACCAAGTAACTATAAATCTTCAGCCTAACAAACTTAGGATTACCGGTAGAGGGGTTTCTGGGTATTATCAAGAAATTAAAAAGATAAAATATAAAGGACAACCTTTATCGTTCAGGATAACTCCAAAATTACTTATAGACTTAATTCGTCGTCATAACTCCTGTGAAATAACTCCTACGAGATTAAAAGTAACTACCGGCAAATATTCTTATGTTACTGTTTTAGAAACAGAAAAATCAAAATGAAAAAAGGATTTTTTTCGTCATCTAATTTTCAAAGTAAAAATAAAATTCCTACAATCCCTCAATGTGGATTATGTGGTCTCTATAAAAATTGTCTGTCTCCTAAAATGCCCCCTACTGGTAAAGGACAAAAAAAGATATTGGTAGTGGCGGAAGCTCCTGGAAAAGATGAAGACAAAGAAAATATTCAATTGATAGGTAAAGCAGGCCAATTATTTAGAAGATATTTGAGGAAAATGAGCATTGATTTAGATAGAGATTGCTGGAAAACTAATGCTATAATATGTCGACCAAAAAGAAATCAAACACCTGATGATAATATGATTAAAGCGTGTCGCCCAAACCTAATGAAGACCATAAAACAATATCAACCCAATGTTATTATTCTATTAGGTAAAATAGCTATCAAAAGTTTGATACCCGTTTTATGGAAAGAAGACGATGGAGTTGTAAATAAGTGGGTTGGGTATTATATTCCTTGTCTCAATCCCAATGCTTGGATTATTCCTATTTATCATCCTTCTTATTTATTAAGAAAAAATGATAAAGTTTTGAATAAACTTTTTGAAAAACATTTGAGAGTAGCAATAAGAAAATCAAAAACCAGACCCTGGAAGGTTGTGCCTTCTTATAAAGACCAAATTGATATAATAATGAATCCTATACAAGCTGCTCAGGAAGTAAAAAAGATGATTGATAGAGGGGGTCCCGTTGCTTTTGATTATGAAACTAATTGCTTAAAACCAGAAGGGGAAGGGTCTAAAATAGTTTCCTGTTCAGTTTGTTGGAGAGGAAGAAAAACGATTGCTTTTCCTTGGCAAGGGAAAGATATAAAACAAACAATGAATCGGTTATTACTTAAACCTTCTATACCTAAAATAGCAAATAATATGAAATTTGAGGACAGGTGGACAAGGGTAAAGATGGGACGCCCTGTTAAAAATTGGTGGTGGGATACGATGATAGCCGCTCATACCTTAAACAACAGTCCTGGAGTAACGGGCCTCAAGTTTCAAGCCTTTGTTTTATTAGGGATGGAGTCTTATGACGACCATATAGCATCTTTCCTCAAACCAACAAAAGGTAATAGATTTAATAGAATACATGAAATAGATTTGAGAGATTTATTATTATACAATGGACTTGACAGCCTGCTTGAATATAAAGTGGCCATGAAACAAATGAAACTTTTTGCTGAAAGGAAAAAAGTATGAGTAAAGAAAAATCAAAATCAAAAGAAGAAAAACAAGAACGAAGGATAACAGCTATTGTTGATAAACAATTAGGAAGAGCTTTGTCATTATCAACGGCTCGGAATGATGGTCGATATACATTGGATTTTATTTATTTTAATAGTAATGACAAAGTATTAGTAGCTACCAATGCTCGGGCAATGCTTATCGTATTTCCCAAACCAAGAGGATCCCTTACAGAAATTTATGAATTAGAAACGGGTTTGTACGAGATTACAAATGGAAGACTATTTAAAATTGATAGGGAGGATATAAATTTTCCTAAATATCAAGGTATTGTTCCAAAAGCAAAACAGATATGTACAGGGGAAGCTCTTAGGGGAATTATACAATGTATGATAGAAAATAAAGTGTATGTAAATATATGGAAATTTGCAAAAGTCTTGAGAATTCTTGATAAATATTCCCCCGATTGGATATTTACAAATAATTCCCCTGAAGAGCCTGTTATGATGGAAACTGAAAATGGTTTCTATAAAATTCAATATATTATGATGCCTTATAGAAACAAATGAAACTTTTTGCTGAAAGGAAGTTAAAATGAAAATAAGGGTGGTTTGTAATAGGTGTAGGAAGGAATTGAGAATAACGGATGTTACAATTAATGGGACGGATGAAATACAATTATGGATAGATAATAGGGATTGTGAAGAAATGAAAGAAGAACTTCCCGGGTATGAGGAAGATTGTGGAGATACCCGTTTGGATAGATTGGGTATAGATATATGAGACCGGTAACTGACGAAGGTTATAAATTGCTTCATGATGGTTGTGTTGCTTTATCTCAAGTAGAAGCAAACGGGATGAGGATAGATACCAAATACCTTCATCGTGCCATATCTCATACCAAACGTAGAATTGAAAAAATAACTTCTCAAATGACGCAAGATACCATCTTCAAAATATGGAGAAAACAATACGGATTAAAAACTAATATGGGTTCCAGAGAACAATTAGGTAAAATTTTATTTTCAGTAATGAAGAATCCTTTCAATCCTACTCTAACCAAAACAGGGAGATATAAAACCGATGAAAATGCTTTAAATTCCATTAATATTCCTTTTGTTAGAAATTTTCTTGAATTGGAAAAACTGAAAAAAGCAAAAACAACTTATTTGGAAGGGATTCTACGAGAAACTACAGATGGATTTATACACCCATTTTTTAATCTTAATTTGGTTCAAACTTACCGCAGTAGTAGCGACCATATTAATTTTCAAAACATCCCTATCAGGTACCCCAAAATAGCAAAATTAGTTAGAAGAGCTTTTATAGCAAGGCCCAATCATCAAATCGTTGAAGTAGATTATAATGGGGCAGAGATTTGCAATGCTACTTGTTATCATAAAGACCCGAGGATGATAGTATATATAAAGGACGAAAGAAAAGATTTACATAGGGATATGGCCGCTCAATGTTATATACTTCCAAAGAAAGAAGTATCAAAAGATATTCGCCATTGCGGTAAAAATATGTTTGTCTTCCCTGAATTCTATGGAGATTATTATATTCATAGTGCCAAAAATTTATGGGAAGCTATAGGTCAAATGAATCTTAAAAGAAATGATGGGTATGATTTATATAATCATTTAGAAACCAAAGGCATTTATGAATTAGGCGATTGTGACCCCGAAAAGAAACCAAGAAAAGGAACGTTTGAAAAGCACCTTCAAGAAGTAGAAGATGATTTTTGGAATAAACGGTTTAAAGTTTATGGGCGATGGAAAAAAGATTGGTACAACGCTTATCTTAAAAAAGGATATTTTGACACTTTGACAGGTTTCAGGATTGAGGGTCTTTATAGAAAGAATGAAGTCATCAACTATCCTGTACAAGGCTCCGCTTTTCACTGGTTGTTATGGTCTTTAATCCGTATTCAAAAATTGCTAAAGAAATATAATATGAGAACTTTAATTGTAGGACAAATTCACGATAGTATAGTAAGCGATGTTTATAAAAAGGAATTGCGAAATTATTTGGATATAGTGAAACAAGTTATGACTATTGATATTCGTAAACATTGGAAATGGATTATAGTACCTTTAACTGTTGAAGCGGAAGTAGCTCCTGTAGGTGGTAATTGGTATCAAAAGTCTCTAATGAAGATTTAATCAAATAAAAGGAATTTATAGCATGAAAGAACTTTATAAAAAGTATCGCCCAAAAACTTTTAATAAAGTATTAGGGCAAAGTAGTAGTGTTAAGGTGTTGCAAACCTTTATCAAAAAAAATAAGGTTCCTCACACCTTGCTTTTTACCGGCCCTTCTGGTTGTGGTAAAACTACCCTTGCCAGAATACTAAGGAAGGAGCTCAAATGTGGTAAACATGACTTTACAGAATTAGATTGTGCTGATTTTAGGGGTATTGAAATGGTGCGAAACATTCGTAGTCATATACATCAGGCTCCTATTAGTGGAGAATGTAGGGTGTGGATAATAGATGAGTGTCATAAACTTACCAATGAGGCTCAAAATGCTTTCCTTAAAATATTGGAAGATACCCCCAATCATGTTTATTTTATGTTGGCTACAACGGACCCTCAAAAATTAAAACAAACCATAAGAACCAGAAGTACTGAAATTGTTGTTAGAAGTCTTAATAACAAATCCATTCTTAAATTGCTTTCTTATATTTGTAAAATGGAAAAAATAAGGTTGCCGGAAGAGGTTGCCGATAAAATAGCGGAATGTAGTAATGGTTCTGCTCGTAAAGCCTTAGTCTTCCTTAATCAAATAGCGGAACTGGATGATGAAGATGATATGATGGGAGCTATTAAAGCCACTACTGCAGAAGTACAGGCCATCATTATAGCAAAGGCTTTATTTAATTCGAGAACAAAGTGGATTGAAATGGCTAAAATATTAAAGGAGACTTCAAACGAGGAACCGGAACAGATTAGATGGATGATTTTAGGCTATGCTAAAACCATTTTGCTATCTGGTGGTAAACTTTCAAGCAGAGCTTATTTAATTATAGAAGCTTTTCGAGACCACTTTTATGATAGCAAATGGGCAGGTCTCACTGCATCTTGCTACGAGATTATAGTAGGAACAAGGGATTGAAATTTTTATTTTAAAAAAACAACGAATTTAACGATAATATAGTATAGGAAAGGAATTAAAATGGCAAAAAGAAAAACAAAAGATATAGAATTCGATTTCTTTGATATTGATATAAACAATTTGGATAAGGAGTGGATAAATCAACCTAAAATCTTTTTTAAATATGCTTCTGAATTAGCTGATGTAAGAAGGAGACTGGAGGAAGCCAAAGCGGAATTAGACGTAGTAAAAGCTTCGTTGGATAAGACTGTCAGAGAAAACCCTGCATCTTTTGGGCTTCCTGAAAAAATAACTGAAACATTAATTTCAAACACAATCATTCAACAATCTGAATATCAGGAGGCCTTAAAAATCTACAGAATAAGAAAACATAAGGTTGATATATTGCAAGCTGCTGTAACCGCCTTAGACCATCGTAAGAGTGCCTTGGAACGATTAGTTAGTTTACATGGACAAAATTATTTTGCCGCCCCAAAACCTATTGATACTTGTTCGGTGGAAGCTGTAGGTAATATTGAAAAAGGGGCAGCAAGATTAGCCGGAAAGAAAAGAAAAAGGAATAAAAAATGAGTCAGATGAATCAAGCGTTTTTAATCTTATTAAGCCTTTTCCTTAGTCCTTTTTTAGTTTATTTCTGCGTAAAGTTTGGGACGGTGGCTTACTATAAAGCAAAGGAATTTGTAGAAGAAGAACGTAAAAAGTATAAACAATAATTTTATTAAGAAGAAAGGTAGTTAGTAAAATGTCAAAGAAAAGAAAAGGCAAAAAGAAAAGAAGTACTGCTGTTACCGCAAAAAGAAGGTCGGAGCAGCACAAGGTTGGGTTTGAGACAACTTCCTTAAACCTGCCAGAAGGAGCGAAATTATTTTCGCTAAAAAGTGATAAGGCTGTTCGTTTGGACATTCTTCCCTATATAGTAGGGAAGGGCAATCCGTGGGCAGATGAAGGGACTCTTCATTATGAAAGAACTTTTTGGGTTCACCGTGGTATAGGCGTAGACCAAAGTTCTTATATTTGCTTACGGAAAACTTGTAATGAAAAATGTCCCATTTGCGAATATCGAGCCAAATTATCTAAAGACCCTGATGCGGATGAAGACCTCATTAAGGATTTGGCTCCAAAAGAAAGACAATTATTCAATGTCATTGATACTCGGGACCGGGACAAAGGCGTACAACTATGGGATATTTCCTTTCACTTGTTTGGGAAAAGTTTGGACGCCCGTATTCGCAACGCCGATGAAGATGATGGTTATGAGAACTTTGCGGAATTAGAGGATGGCTTTACCTTAAAACTCGGTATCGAAGAAGGCCACTACGGAAAAATAAGTTTCTATAGTGTTGAAACTATAGATTTCAAACCCAGAAAAGAAGACTATGACGAGGACATTCTGGAAGAGGTTTATTGTTTAGATGAGCTCCTTAATATAATCCCTTATAAGGAATTGAAACAAATCCTTCTCCAAACGGAAGATGATGACGATGATGATAAAGATGAGGATAAACCTAAATCCAAAAAAGGCAAGAAGGGCAAATCTAAGAAACAGAAAAAGGAAGACGATGAATTTGAAGATGATGAATTTGAAGATGATGACGAAGAATTTGAAGACAGCGACGATGATGAAGAATTTGAGGACGAAGATGACGATGAATTTGAAGATGATGACGAAGAATTTGAGGACGAAGATGACGAATTTGAGGACGAAGATGACGAATTTGAGGACGAAGATGACGATGAATTTGAAGATGAGCCTAAATCCAAAAAAGGCAAGAAGGGCAAATCTAAGAAGAAGCCCGATAAAAAGTCTTCAAAAAAAAATGCCCCCAAAAAGGGACGTTCGGGAAAGACACGGACCAAATAGAAGGATGTCGTGATTGCCCCATTTGGGATGAATGCGATGATGCAAAGCATGGAAACTAATATGAAGAAGGATAGGAAAAGGAAAGGACGGGAAACGGCTATGATTGCCCCCAGGAGTACACGCCCCGACTTGAGCCGGCACTGGGGGCAGGCTGGCTCTCCTATCTTTCCTCCTTTTGAAAAATGAAAAACAAAAGAAATTTGAAAATTCTTGAGAATGTAGCAAAAGAAAGTTTTGGTAAAATTTCTGAAAGTATGGTATTCTTAGGATTGTGTTCAGAAAATTATATTGATGACCCTATATGTTTGTTGCAACTTTCAATATCTATTATGCTTGATAAACCAATATTTCTACTAATAGAAAAGGGAGTAAAAATACCAAAAAAATTAATTAGATTACTTGATGGTTATATGTTTTATGATAAAGACGATGATAAATCTTTTGAAGAAGCAAGTGATAAATTGTTATTAAAAATACAACATTACTTATAGGTATAATGAAAACAAAAGATATAGAAAGAATGTTAAAGAAAAAGAAGAAAAAAAGGCAATTATCTGCTAAAGATTTTGTCAGCACGGGTAGTACCCTTTTAAACTTGGCTTGTACAGGCAAACCTAATTGTGGTTTTGCTAAAGGACATTATTATTTTATAGTAGGGGATTCAATAAGTGGTAAAACTTGGTTATCACTTACTTGTTTGGCAGAAGCTTCCATTAATTCCCGATTCGATAATTATAGGTTTATTTATGATAATGGTGAAGAAGGGGCTTTGATGGATGTCAAAAAGTTTTTTGGGGTAGAAGTTTTTCGTAGGTTAGAATGGCCTGGAAAACATTGTTCATTTAATATAGAAGAATTTTATTATCATGTGGATGATGCCATTAAGGATGGCAGACCATTTATTTACATTCTTGATTCAATGGATAGTTTGAGTTCCAAAGCGGAGCAAGAAAAATTTGGCAGTACCAAAAAGGCATATAGAAAGGGCAAAGAGACAACAGGTTCCTATGGTGATGGCAAAGCCAAAGTGAATTCAGCCATGCTCCGTCAAATTATAGGAAAACCCCTACAGGAAAGTGGTTCAATTTTAATTATCATAAATCAAACAAGAGATAATGTAGGGGCATTACCGTTTCAACCCAAAAAGACCCGTTCTGGTGGCCATGCTTTACATTTTTATGCCTGCCTTGAAATGTGGTCAAGTGTATTTAAGAGAATTAAAAAAACCGTTAAGGGTAAACCTCGACAACTGGGGATACAATGTAGGATTCAGATTAGGAAAAACAGAATAACAGGAAGGGAACGAACCATAACTATTCCTATTTATCATTCATTTGGTATAGATGATGTGGGTTCCTGTGTTGATTACTTAATAGAAGAAGGACATTGGCCTCAAAAGAAGAGTATTATATTAGCTGAAGAATTTAGATTCAAAGGCCCCAAAGGTAAACTTATTAAATATATTGAAACTGAAGGGATGGAAAAAGATTTGAAGAGTATAGTTGAAGACGTTTGGAATGAAATTGAAGAAGCATGTGAAATAAAACGGAAACGGAGGTATTAAAATGAAAAAGAAATTGTCGGTTGAAGAAATGTATCGGGCATTAAAATCTGGACGATTTAAATTACGTTCGTTAGCATCCATTAAAAATAGAAGAGAAAGAGGATATAATAAAAATTATATTCGAGATTGGTTTATTTTTCCTTCTAAATAATAGTTCTTGGGCGACATTAAAGTAATTGAAGCACAAAGGATTTTAAGAGGCATTCCTTCCAATACCTTTGAAAATAGAGATAAAAAAATACCTTTTGTATTAGGTCCAATTGTTAAATTAAATTATTGCCCACCTTTTAAAATAGATGACTTTCGATGGGTTTGGCTTTCAGCTATTCTTAAAACCGAAAAAGTTTCTTTTATGGTGCAAGGAAAAACCTATGAAGGTTATGTTACTGAATGTAAACTTGAAGGATCACCACTTATTCCATCACGACATATAATATTTCTTAAAATTCATCTAACAGAGGTTTCTTTCAATGAATAAAAAATGGCTTATGCTTGATTGCAAATACCTTTGTCATAGGGCAAAACACACTACGGGAAGTTTAAGTTACGGGGGGACACCCACAGGAATTATCTATGGTTTTTTAAAAACCATTCCTGTTTTTCAAGAGCTTTTTGAAACTCCTCATGTGGTTTTTTGTTGGGATTCTAAAGTAAACATACGAGAGGAAATTTTTCCAGCATATAAACAAAAGAGAAAAAATAAAATTAAGGAATGGACTGATGAGGAATTAGAATTTGAGAATGAATTTAGATTTCAAATGAGGGACCTTCGTAGAATTTATTTACCCAAAATAGGTTATAAAAATGTATTCATACAACCAGGATACGAAAGTGATGATATAATAGCTTCTATTTGCGGTAGGCTTTCACCCAAGGATGAAGCTATAATTATTAGTTCGGACCAAGATTTGTATCAACTTATTCGTCATAATATTTCTTTCTAT